GCGAAGTAACCGCTGCTACTGCGGCAAAATTTCGGATTGCGGCCGGAACCAGGAGAAAACTAGGGAAAAATGAAATTAGAAAAGGAAGGAGGAACAAGAGTGTCAACCCAGACATAGTTGCCAAGAGAATCAGGGACATCATCATAAAAATGCCGAAGAAAGTCAGGCAATGCTTGATATGCTGGTAGCCCAAGGTCAGGGAAAATTTCAACATCTTGATTGTCATAGAACCCAGATAAATAAATGTCATACAACTCCTCAGCACTCCAATGCTCAGAGGCAAAGGGGAAAAAGTAAGACAAAGGAAGTGGGTGAGAAAGAGCTGAAGCAGAGAAAGGGGCAGAAAATTCAATCATAGAAGAAGGGGGAGCATAAGAGGGCTCATAAATATGGACAGGGGTCGAAGGAGGAGACTGGGGGGTAAGAATAGTCTCAGCGGTAGCAGGAGACTCCCCCGAAACTAGAAAAACCCACCCCAATAACCAATACCAGAAAGCTGAAGCTCACCGGAAACAACGATCTGAGCAGAAGAAACGTTGACCTTAGCAAAAGCGAAAACCAAAGCAGGGTCTCGACCAATGACAGTTTGAATAATGGCGTCATCCCTAATCCCAGGGGGGATAGGAAGAACACCAGTGCCAGAGACGAGAGGTGAAACAGTAATTGCAATAGCACCAGGAAGGCAAGAAACAGTGGCGACGGTATTAGGATAAGTTTGACCATGACCAGCTTCAGGCATAATGGCAACCCAACCAGAAAGTAGAGTGGAAGGGGCTGCAGCATCAGCAGGGGCGATAGTAACCTGAATTGTTAACGACGATACGAGTTTTGCAGACATACGACCAGCCTTCATGATAGCAACAGAGTTGTGGGCGAAGATATCAAAAGAACCGGAAGTACCATTAGTGGACATGCCTGCATTAAAACGAACACGGGAGGCCGACAAAGGGGAAACATCACCAGCGACGGCTGGGAGGGGCGCAACAGGGGAGCCAGGAGAAACAACGCCTCCGGCAACGGCGGCATCAGAGCCACCAGTATCTCCAACAATTCCATGACCGGGAATATAAAGACCATGAGGGAAGAGCATAGAAAGGAGATAACGAAACATATTAAAGAGGGGAGCAAAGGGCACCTTTTCGAAAAAGGAGGGGGCGATGCCCAGTGGACTGTTCCTTTCAGCAGCAGTAGGGAGAAAAAGAGAATGTACTGCCACCGGCCAGCGTGCAGTCTCTGCACAGCGGTGTAAGTTCCGCACGTCATGAGTATTTCAATAACCCAGAGGACGAATACACAGGAAGGTGTGATTGCTCATCTAATTAGGATGATCGGCTGGCACAGCACCGTAGCCTGATGGGGCCACCTGACTACTGGATGTCACGGTGCATACGAAGAGGACATAAAAGAGCGCACGAAATGAATCGGACGAATAATATGGGCGGACCTCAACTAACGACATTACTGCCGGGTATTCCAGATCACTCAACAGGGGGAGCGCTAAATAAATAGTGGACCCTGAGGAAACACGGACCAGTTTGCTAGCCGTCTGCTATCTGTCGGCTACACACAGAGTGTGCTGGGAGCGGAGGGGGACAATGAAAAGAAAAGTGAAACAAAAAGGTAAAGAAACAAAAACTGATCAAACAAAGGAAAACTACAAGTAGAAAAAACTAAGCCGTCACCCTAGTCCCGTACATTGTGCAAGCAAGATTGATATAATACTTAGCAACTGGGGCGTATTTAGAGGTGGGAGAAATAAAAGAAAGCGTATCCCTGGCTGAACGCCAGGTTTCGGCAGTGGAAACGCCACGTTGTAAAAGAATGCGACAACGATAGGCGAGAGAATGGGCGGAAATAAAGAGCGAAGATTTGCCAAACGTCCAACCACAAAAAGGACCATCATCCGACCAGAAAGGCTTAAACTTCATCGTCCACTGAGACGAGCGGAAATTACGGTCCTTGGGGAAATGACCACACACTATAGCATCATCGCCAGAAAAGGCCATCACAGTACCCTTCGGAAGATCAAAGTAAAGTGTAGTGATAGCGATATTCCGGTAGGTGTTCAAGAGCCACGTGTAGCGATCACCGGAAGCCTGCATAACGGGGAAGGGGCCAAGATGCGTAAAGGAATTCAACTTCCGATGAATGTAACCTTGAACGTAATGCTCAGGGAAACCGAGCAACTCCATCAAAGGTACATCTATACCATACATGAATTCGTACTCACAACCAGCATCCCAACCAGTCACATCGTTACCGGTGACAGAGAGCGACTTGTCCCAAGTGGCAGCATACCAATCCATCAGCTCCTGAGTAGAAAGGCGGGAGTTTAACAGAATGTTCTGATCTAGAAGGTGCCGAAGAGTCTTCTCCATGTAAAGCGCGTAGGGAGCGTCCTGCAAAGTGAGCCCAACGTGGGCATCAGTGACTATCTGGCCTTTCTTAGGTGCCGCACCACGGGCCTCAAGCTTCTTGATCCATTGACCTTTCAAGAAGGTAGGTAAGTATAGCAACGTAGCGCCAGGGTCCCATTTGTTAAGAACACCAGCGAGACCAGAAGCCGTTTTCCCCGTCGCCCAGGTAGACACTGATTCCTGCACGCAATCCGAGAAAACATCCGCATTAAAATCAGGCACAACCTCCGTATTCAAATGCCGTGAAAGCGCAGACCACAGCTGTTTCGCACGCCGACGTACACGACGGTCCCTCAAGGTGGGTTGGACTCTGGGACGAACACGTTCATTCATACTCCAAGAGTACAGAGTCTGATCAGTACCACGATGATGTTGAGCCTCCTCGGGTCCAAAGGGTTCATACACAGAAGTGGGTTCGTGATGATCCTTAAAGTTCCGTTCAGGTAAGTGATTCGCCTGTGCGACCGTGACCGTAAGAATAGGGTCAAAGAAATCCTCTATACTATACGCCGGGAACTGCGTACGGATATCCTTCGGATAACGAACATCATTCGGGTCGAAAGGTACATACAACCCAACCCGCTCTAATTCACTAGCCTTAGTGGTCCGATGAACTTTCTTATTGATAGAAGAGAAAGCGCCATGGGAGCCAGTCGTGGGCGAAAAACTACGAGGAGTAAGGAGGTGCTGCAAAGACGAATTACGCCAGGAATCGAGCGTAGCCGGGGTAGGGCGATAATAACCTGCCTGATTAAGGTACAGATTGGTCAGGCCGAGGAAGTTCGCACAATTGTTGCCTATACTATTCGCCATGTGCTGATACACAGCAGCAGTGATGAGGTTTGACCAAGGGACACTATCATTAATGACGGCTGTTTGATTATGACACGCAACGGCAAGAATAGTGGAAAGAATCATAGAGCAACCAAACCCTTGAGGCGCTAAAGTCTTAGCTTCCATCATATTCGGCGACAATACAAGCCAGACACTCCCTTTAGCTCTGGTGATAGCGGTCCAAACTGCTGCATCAGTAGCAGAACTAGTCAGGCCACCCACATCAATAGCAACGTCACCATCGAAGGTAACACCTTGACAACCTCCAAAATGCATAGTATAAGCCCCTCCATTGTTCTTTGTTTCAGCAAAGCGAGGGGAAGCAACCAGCAAAGGAACATCACGGGGAGGTTTACTACAGATGTAAATTTCACCCAACGTATTAGACAAATTGCCATCAAACCCGAAGAGCATAGCATTCTGAGCTGAAGCCCGCCTCATGCGAGTAGCATAACGAGTGGAGATGCTGGCTAGCCATTTAAGAGTCGACCGATTTTGACGCGAATAAGCACCAGGTTTGGGGAAGACATTCATCGCCTGTGCACAATCAAAGGTGAGATACAGACAGGAGAGTTGCTTAACCGCCATAAGGAGCTGCAAGAAACCAGGCCAATAACAACCAGCGTCATCACAAAAGACATATGTGGCTCCATGACAGAGGAGTTTGGAGGCATACACAAAATTGTGAGAGTTGAAGTCGGGGAACTGCGGGGACAAGTTCCTCTCCAAATCAACAAGTAACGCCTGCGTCCAAGCTGAAACGACAATGTCTGACTGCTGAACCCCAGCCGCAAGCAGCCGCCTAATCTCATTCGCTATGGCAGTCGACTTGCCTGTACCAGGAGCACCGTGCCACATAGTTATGGGAATGTCGGGCCTAGTGGGATTAATCTTGTCATAGTGATTGACAATCTCTAAATGACCGGTGGCAATTGACTGAGCTGACACATCAGTTAGATTCAACTCCTGCGGATATGTCTTCAGATCACGGGCCAGGAACTTAGCTTGCTCCAGATCATTATCAGTCATACGGTACAGCAAATTTTCCGCGGTCAAAGGGACCGATGGTAGTCGAGGTAACGGTGCCTGAGGCCTTTGAGCTGGTTGAACCACGGTAGAATGTGCAAGGATGCTACCCCAGGCAGGGTTAGCAGCCCAATTCGCTATTTGCGCCATAATACGGTTACCCGCTGTAGGAATATTCAAAATACCATGGACTTCCGCAGCCGTTACGTAACGTGAATCAAGACCGACATAACCATTCGCATTAAGAGGGCGAGCATTATTATTGACTGTGGCGATCGGTGGCTGAACAGTCAAATGATAATTACCAGCACCACGGTCTTGAAGGCTCCAATCCACGACTGGCCAATCAGGGACAACAGTCCCAAAGTTAGAAGGCACCGTTTGCGCAGAAGCATAACCCAGGTCATCCACAACCGAATAAGTGCCACTAACCCTGAAGTAGGCCAAAACAGCCGGCAGATTCGCAATAGTAACGCGGCCCTGATTGATAGTAGGAGCCAGGTTAGTGGTCATCGCATGTGCATGTAGAATTGCCGGATGGATAAGCAGAACAGAGGATAAACAATGCCACACACACATGTTCGCAAAAGGAGGAGAGGGCGGTATAACATGCCGCTGATAAGCCACTGAATACTCCATCATACTGTCAAACAAATACGGCCTAATATCGTAATTATCGGGCCTCTGCAGCTGATAGGGTGGGGGAGGAGGCATAGGCTGGACAGGCGTATGCTGCTCAGGACAACGTGGGACCGGTGGCGTAGGCTCCTGTTGTATAGGTAATGTGATAGGCCGCAATTCATCAGGCGCAGGATCAATAGCCTGATGAACGGGTTCACGACGCACACGAACAACAGGAGCGAAAAACCGCTCACTAAGACTAGGTACGGGGACAGGCAAAGGGGGGGGGGAAGCTGAAGGAGTGGGAGGCCGGGTAGGTGGGGTGGGATTAACCAACCGTGGGACCGCTCCATGGTCATTAAGATACTCAACCATCTCGAACAGTTCCTCAATGGACTGGTGGAAAGGTAAAACATCCTTTGGACAATGTCGCAACTCCACATATACCGTAAGAAGGCCCAAAATGAAGAAGAAAGGTACAAGCACAATTAAATTGACAGTAAAAGGTAGAGGGTAATACAGGTGAGGGAAACCTGCAGAAAGAACAAACCCTATAAAACAAAAGCGATAAAGCGGACCGTAACCCACCTGCACGCGAAGACCGGAAGAAGGGAGACCAAGGGGGTAAGATATCAGCTTTTGGGCCGATGAGGATAATTGATATAAATCCCTCTTCCACAACGAGAAAGTAGGTGTGAAGGAGGGGAGGGGGATAGAGAAAACCCAACAGAAAAGAGCGACTGTACCGGCATCTGTAATCGTGCGGGCAGTTAGGCCAAGACGGAACTGGATGATTGAAGTGAACCAGAAAACATCAATACCCAACAATGGCCGCAGTAACTTAGCGAGGGCGAGTTTAACAAGGAGGGAATAGATAAGGATAGAACCCTCAATCCAGTAGCGCTCAGCCCAAGTAGAATTGGGGGGGACATAAAAGGTGGGGACGTTGGCACAATCACAAATTGATGTGCGCCAAGGAGCGGGCTGATCACGCCTAGTGGAAACCAGGTAATGACTAGCGAGCATGCCATTAGTTGCGTCCACAGCCGTTTGAATGTCCGAAGAAATAGCCGATCGGAGATGGAGCTCCGGCAAAAGGCCGATGACAGAAAAGAGACGACTAAAGAAAAGCCTCCACTTATACCATATAATGGTGCGGAAGGCGTTGTGAGCCATCGCGTAGGCCGTGGCCCCGTAAACCGCAGCGGTGAACTGAGCTTCCGGTATCATATCCGACTCTGTCATCTGGAGTTGCCTAGCCTTTAACAAAACGGGCGTTGAATCGGCAGGGTTCATGGTCATAGTGGCATCACGAAGCTTCCGGTAAAACGAAGCATTGGTGAGCCGCTGTTGGGGAGAGAGGCCAGGAGCAGCAAACGCAGGAATTTCCATAAGAGGTGGTATATCCACGGAAACTTGCTTGAAAGGAAGGAACTCATCCCGGGAGATGATAGAGACATGGTGACCAAACCGTGACTCCAAAAGACCAATATGAAGACATTCGCCGAGAGGTGTAACAAGCCGCCGAGCTAACACCCAACGATACGCATCAGTAGGTTGCCAATAGGAACCAGCATAATCCCGTTCAAACACAACACGGGTTAAACCATCATGTGTGGATGTAGAATAAAGCTGTGGCCACCAAGAGTCCAAGTGAATGGTAGACTCAAGCATTGAAACGTGAGTGGCGACAAGATGCCGCAAGCCTTGATGCTCATCAAACCAAGTCCCAACTTCAGTATTGGTAAGATTCTGCAACCCATCATGCAAGAACCAGATGGGTGCAGCCGAATGCGGTGAACCGCTTTTACTACCCATGAACCGATAACGCCTGACATCTTTAGCTTCACACTGAGGATTCCAGACGTCAACAGGGGGGGTAGAGAATTGGCGGAGCTTGTCATCACGTAACATAAGCCCATACCAATTCTTCCCTGTAAGTAACTCATTAACCATGCGCAAGTTCTTTAACTCAAGAGAGGCAGCAAACCCATGAGGGTGGGGAAGTGCAGTATCAAGAGGGCGATGCAAACCAGCACGGGCCAAGAGAGGGTGAAGTTTCTTGTCTATTTGATAAGGGGCTTGAACACGCTGGGAACGTATCATGGAAAGGTAATCATTAACCCGAGCCGACAAGATGGCATTCTTTTGAGGCGAATCGTCGAAAAGATCATAACCTGCGCTGGCCGACGCACCAACGTTAGGAGTGAAACATTCAGGTAACCACCGACTACGACGGTAACCTGGTAGAGTACGGACATCCTTGTGAAGTAATTCATAAGCAGAAAAATACCCTGTAAGGTCATGAGCGCCCGCTGAAGAATAACGGTAATGCTCGAGGTGTAACATGCAGGGAGAAACCCAATAAATCTTCAGGAAGAAAGACTTCATTTCACCATCAGGGTCAATAACAACGACATCGTCATCGCCACAGGTGCAAACATCTTCCATACAGATCCAACACATGTCAGAAGGGGGAGGAGGAGGGGGTATATTAGCATCAGTAAGCCACTTGATGGCTTCCAGTAACCGGGGCAAAGAGACAGCAGTATCAACAGAAATGTCAGTATTAAAGATTTTTAACCAACAGTCCTTGGTACCACCGACCTTCACATCATCACGGGAAGGAACTGGGACGGGAACCTTCGGAACTACTCGCCAAACACGTAATTGAGAGGGATGATGGGACAAAGTTAGAAGAACCCTAAGACGCAGGTTCCTGGTGGTCGAGTATCGGGTCGACCGAACCGGGCGGAGAAACTTATCAGGCAAGTCATAGCGGTCCGTCCTCCAAGGGATCGCTGATGAGGAAATGGTAGCCACAATATACATCATGGCAGAAGAGATGGCGGTGGGAAACTGCGTAACATTTATGACGAGGTAAACGAAACAAAGGTAGGCCAAAAGACCCCCGTATAACGGGAGAAACGGATGGATGGCCATCCC